TACTCTTTTATTATACCATACTTTTTAACAAATGTACACCATTATATTTTCATTTAAGAGAGAAATTTAACAGTGTACTTTTAATAAAAACTGGTGTATAATAATACTATAAAATAAAGGTTTAAACAATGGCACGTAAAAAAAGTATACATTATGTCAACAACTCTGATTTTAGTACAGCTGTAGTTGAATATGTTAAAACAGTAGATCATGCTAGAAAAACAGATATCAACATTCCAACAGTACCAGATTATGTAGCTCAATGCTTTCTTAAAATAGCAGAAGGATTGTCTCATAAAGGAAACTTTATAAGATATACATACAGAGAAGAAATGGTAATGGACGCAGTTGAAAATTGTTTAAAGGCAATAAGTAATTACAATTTAGAAGCAGCCACTAGAACTGGTAAACCAAACGCATTTGCATATTTTACACAGATAACATGGTATGCTTTTTTAAGAAGAATAGCAAAAGAAAAAAAACAACAAGAAATTAAAATGAAATATTTAACTAAATCTGGTTTAGATACTTTTGTTGATGTTGGTACTGAAGAAGTAGCAGCTTCGACTGCATTACATTTTGTAGATACATTAAAAGATAGAATTGCAAGAGTACGTAATACAGACAGTGAAGTAAAAGAAATAGTTAAAAAAGAAAAAAAGAAACGTAAATCAAAATTAGCAGATTCTGATTTAAGCGAGTTTATGCAATGAAGGTAGGTATTACAGCATCTACATTTGATTTATTACACGCAGGCCATGTCGAAATGCTAAGAGAAGCAAAAGAACAATGTGATTATTTAATTTGTGCTTTACAGATTGATCCTTCAATCGACAGAGCAGAAAAAAATAAACCTGTACAAAGCATAGTTGAAAGATATACGCAACTAGCAGCTGTTAAGTTTGTAAATGAAGTTATTCCATATATGTATGAATGCGATCTTGTTGATATTTTGTCAATGAGAAGTATTGACGTACGTATATTAGGTGAAGAATATAGAGAAAAAGACTTTACTGGTAGAGATATTTGTAAAGCACGTGATATAGAATTGTACTTTAATAAACGAGAACATAGATTTAGTACAAGTGATTTAAGAAAGAGAATAACAAATGAAAATAGCAATATTATGTGACACCCATTGCGGTATTAGAAACTCTTCAGAAGTTTTTTTAGATAACGCAGAAGATTTTTATACAAATATATTTTTTCCAGAATGTCAAAAGCAAGGAATAACTCAGATATTACATTTAGGTGATTATTATGATCATCGTAAGTTTGTAAACTTTAAAGCGCTTAATCAAAATCGTAGAGTATTCTTAGACCAATTAAGAAAAAATAATATGATGATGGATATTATACCTGGTAACCACGACACATATTATAAAAATACAAATGAACTTAATTCATTAAAAGAATGTTTAGGACATTACATGAATGAAATTCATATTGTTATGGAACCAACAGTTATGCAATACGGTTCTTTAAGTATGGGTTTACTGCCGTGGATATGCGCAGATAATTACGATCAATCTATGAACTTCATAAGAGATTGTAAAGCTGATTGGCTAGGCGCGCATCTTGAATTATCTAACTTTGAAATTGGTAGAGGTATAATGGCACATAGCGGTATGGATCCTAAGCTATTTCAAAAGTTTGAACAAGTTTTATCGGGTCATTATCATACAGCATCTAGAAGAGATAATATTTGGTACTTAGGTAATCCTATGGAGTTCTTTTGGTCAGATGCACATGATCCTAAGTATTTTCATATACTTGATACTGAAACAAGACAAATAGAAAAAATAAAAAATACTTACACTTTATTTGAAAAAATTGTGTACAATGACAAAGAAATGGATTATAATAACTATAATAAAAACTTATCTAAAAAGTTTGTTAAAGTTGTTGTGGCTGAAAAGACAGATCCATTTACGTTTGATAGATTTATTGATAACATTCAAAACCAAGATATTTATGAATTAAAGATAGCTGAAAACTTTAATGAATTTATGGGTGAGAATGTTGAAGATAACAATATAAGTTTTGAAGATACTACTGAAGTTGTTGACACTTACATTGAAGCAGTTGATACGGATTTAGATAAAAATAAAATTAAGGTCCAAATGAGAGAATTAATGACAGAAGCACAGGCACTTGAAATAGCATGATAATTTTTAAATCTATTAAGTATAAAAACTTTTTATCTTCTGGTAATTACTTTACAGAAATACCTTTAGATAAAAACAAATCTACTCTTGTAGTTGGCCAAAATGGTGCAGGTAAATCTACAATGCTTGATGCTATATCATTTGCATTATTTGGTAAACCACATCGTAGAATAAGTAAAAGCCAACTTGTTAATTCTATTAATCAAAAACAAGCAATGGTAGAAATAGAATTTACAGTAGGTAAAGCACAATTTAAAATTGTAAGAGGCATAAAGCCAAATACATTTGAAATATGGAAAGATGGTAATATGATTAACCAATCTTCCCATTCATTAGAATACCAAAAGATCCTCGAACAAAACATTCTAAAACTTAATCATAAAAGTTTTCACCAAGTAGTTGTACTGGGTTCCTCCTCTTTTATCCCTTTTATGCAACTTAATGCTGGCAATCGTAGGAATGTTATAGAGGATCTTTTGGATATTAATATTTTTTCTAAGATGAATATAATATTACGAGAAAGAAATTCTGTATTAAAAGAAAATATTAATCAAATAAACAATGATACGAATATAATTAAAAGTAAAATAGAACAACAATCAAAATATATTCGTGACATTGCTGCTTTAACTCAAGAAAATAAAAACAAATATGAAAAACAAATTAAAATATCTCGAGCAAAAATTAATAAACTTCAAAACGAAAATAATCAATTAAGTCAAGAACTAGAAGCAAGCACTGCTAATGACGAATTAAAAGAATTGCAAACTAGAAAAAATAAAATCATTAGTGAAATAGCAACTATAAAACAAGAAATGAAAGCAATTGCAAAGCGTGGTATGTTTTTAGAAAAAAATGATGAATGTCCAACATGTGATCAACCAATAGCAAATAAAGATAAACTTTTACTTGACACTAAAACAGAAGCAAAGCAAGTACAATCTTCTTTAACTGCAGTAGAAACTAATAGCACTTCTGTTGACACTGAAATTTCTTTATTAGAAACAATAATCGCAAAGATAAGAGAAAAAACTAATAACATTAACGCTAATAATAGAGAAATAGTTTCATTAAACCAAAGTAATGACGAATTACAAAAGTATTTAGAAAGTGAAGTATCTGCTGATTTAACTGGTGCTAGAGAAGATTTACAGCAAATGACTAATGATAAAGAAAGTTTATTTGAAGAAAAACTCAAGCTCAACGAACAATTTGGTTATAACGGTATTATTGCTGAAATGTTAAGAGATACTGGTATTAAAACAAAAATTATAAAACAGTATCTTCCAACAATTAACAAACTTGTTAATCAATATCTCCAAACTCTGGACTTCTTCGTATCTTTCAACTTAGATGAAAATTTTAATGAAACAATAAGATCAAGACACAGAGATGATTTTACTTATGATTCATTTAGTGAAGGCGAAAAGCAAAGAATAGATTTATCATTATTGTTTACGTGGAGACAAATTGCTAAAATGAAAAACTCAGTAGCAACTAACCTATTAGTTCTTGATGAAACATTTGATTCTTCACTAGATCACGATGGTATTGAAAACTTGCTTAAAATATTACACACATTAGATGCTGATAGTAATACTTTTATTATATCGCACAAAGGAGATATACTTGATGGTAAGTTTGAATCCAAGATTGAGTTTATTAAAGATCGAAATTTTTCTAAGATAAAAAATTAAATGAAATTAACTGTGTACATTTATATAAAACTATGGTATAATACTATTATAAAATCAAAAAGGAAGGTTATTAATTATGGAATTAAGTGAAAGCACTTTACAAGTTTTAAGAAACTTTTCAGGCATTAATCAAAATTTATTGATTAAATCTGGATCGAATATTAAAACAATAAGTGAAGCAAGAAACGTGGTGGCAACTGCCGATGTCACTGAAAGTTTTGAAAAAGATTTCGGCATATACGATTTAAATGAATTTATTGGAGTAATGGGTTTAGTCGACACTCCATCATTAAAATTTGATGAAGACTTTGTTACTGTTTCAGATTCATCAGGCAGATCTAAAGTAAAGTATTTTTATGCCGCTGAAGAAACATTAACAACACCCACTAAAGACGTTACTATGCCTGAGGCTGATGTCAAGTTTGTACTAGATAATGATACACTTAACAGACTAAAAAAAGCTGCATCAACATTAGGTCATAGTGAAGTGTCAATAAGAGCAAAAGATGGCATATTAAGTTTGTCAGTTGTTGAAAACCAAAATGCAACATCAAATGCTTTTTCTATTGATATAGACGGCGAGTTTAAACAGGACGCTGTTTTTAACTTTATTATAAGTATTTCTAATCTTAAAATCCTACCAGGTGATTATGAAGTAGAAATATCTTCTAAACTAATAACGCAATTTAAAAATAAAGAAGTACCTTTAAAATATTGGATTGCGCTTGAAAAAACATCAACTTACGGAGTGTGACATGTCAGAAAATTTAAACCAACTAAAAGACCTTGCTAATAAAGCAAGTAGAAGTACTGTAGCAGTAATAGATGCTGTTACTCAAAGAGGCGGATTCAAAGGTGAAGAGCTTTCTACTATTGGTAGCTTAAGAGACCAATGTATTCAAATCATTCAAATTAGTGAAGCTCTTCAGCAAGAAGACGCTATGAGTGATAGTAGCCCTGCAGCAGAACCTGCAAATGACAAGCCAAAGAAATAATGAGTAATGAATTTCTATGGGTTGAAAAGTATAGGCCTAAGATTGTATCAGAAACTATCTTACCTGAATCTTTAAAACTAACCTTCCAAAAGATAGTCGACGGTGGTGAACTTCCTAATATGTTGTTCACTGGTACCGCCGGCTTAGGTAAGACTACAGTCGCCCGAGCTCTATGTAACGAGCTCGGTTGCGATTTTATTCTTATCAACGGTTCTGAAGAAGGTAACATTGATACGTTAAGAACTAAGATAAAACAATTTGCATCATCTGTTTCATTACAAGGTGGTTATAAAGTTGTTATATTAGATGAAGCTGACTATCTCAATCCACAATCTACACAACCAGCGTTACGCGGTTTTATAGAAGAGTTTTCCAATAACTGCAGATTTATTCTTACTTGTAATTTTAAAAACAGAATTATCGAGCCACTACATTCACGATGCGGTGTATATGAATTTAATACATCCAAAAAATCTATGATTGAATTATGTGAATCCTTTATGGCTAGATGTAAAACTATTTTAGATAATGAAAAAATTGAATATGACGATAAGCCTTTGGCTGAACTTATAATTAAATTTGCACCAGATTGGCGTAGAGTATTAAATGAACTTCAAAGATATTCTATTAATGGCCGAATTGATTCAGGTATTGTTGCTAATTTGCAGGATAAAAACTTCGATGATCTATTCTCTCATTTAAAAAATAAAAATTTTAAAAGTATGCGATCTTGGGTAGTAAACAATATAGATACAGATGCAAGCGCTATTTTTAGAGCTATTTACGACAGAATGTCAGATAAAGTTGCGCCACAATCAATACCACAGCTCGTGCTTTTGCTTGCAGACTATCAATATAAAAATGCATTTGTTGCTGACCACGAACTTAATGTGGTAGCATGTTTAACGGAGGTAATGTCAGATGTACAATTCA